CCCCGTAAAGGAGTGAGAATAATCTATTTTATTCACTCATTGTATCTTTATCTCCCAACACATAAACTCCATTAGTTTCAGCTCCTTCAATACTCTCTTGCCATAGAATACCTGTTTCAGCATCTATTTCAAAATGAGGATTCTCTCCACAACTAACAATAGCTTTTATATGTCCTTTCTCATCAACAGGATAAACTATACTTGGAGAATTATCTTCTCCTCTATATATTTGTTTTATCTTAGAATTAACGTATTTAATAATAGTATCAGCTACTTTAGTCTGACCTAACTTATAAGCTGCAACAGCAGCATTAAACATATTAAAACAATTAATCACTTGACGATTTCCATCTTTACAACTTGCTCCACAGTCATTAAGCATTTCAACTCCATAATCTGCAAGCATAATAAGAATACGATGATAAGTACATATATATTTAGCCGGAATAGTCATATATACATATTCCGGATTAATAGTTATACTACTATCCGTATGTTCAACATAAACTCTTCTAAGTGTATCTACAATTTCATCAAAATTAGTACTCATATCTTTAGTATTTTATTATATATCAGATTTAAGTTATCTTTTTGACTTTTACTGAACAATTCTAAGTTCTCGTAAGCGTCGATTAAAATCGAGGTGAACGAAAGTACGTTTTCAGAATTTCCTTTTGACAGAAAGCCTAAGGATGCGAGAGAAGCCGTATTTTCGGCTAATACTATTTGCCGTTTTCTGACTTCCGAAGTCAGGCGGTCATCTATGAATTTATCATTACAACTTTCCATCTTATTCATTAAATGTTCTATTATGAATATAAGTAGAATAATCAGAAATCTTGCTATCAAGTTTAGAATGAAGAGTAGTAAGTTTATTAATAGTATCTAAGTCTTTATCGAATATAATTAGATTCATAGAAGTTATTATTTCAGCTCTCCATTCTTCTTTCATAAAATTACTTACTCTATGGCTATTAACTTCAAATATATATAAAGCATTAAATAGTTTATAATATTCTGCATTAACAGTAGTTTCTATACTTGGTTCTATATATTTTCTTTTTAGTTCTACATTATTATTTATTATTATTATTCTTGCAAAATCGAATAGATTTTTACTAAAAGATTCAAAACTAAATTCAATAGTCATTCTACATTTTTCTCTATCAGAAGATTCTTGTCTTTTAAATTGAACAGATAATATCTCAATAAGACCTGCAAGTTTATCACTCAAAACTATTTGATTACGTTTAGTTCTTGAATCTATTACTTTAGATATAACTAAGAAAATAATTAATATAACAGCTAATGTAATAGACTGACTTGTATTATTTTCTTTCATCATTTGAGTAATAGTTTCAACAGCAATTGTACTATCCATTGTAAAGTTTAGTTTAAAGTAAAAGAGAGATACTATTAATAATTATATTAACAGCATCTCTCTTCAATAAATGTTTATTTATAAATTATACTTCTTCGGTAGGAGCTACAGGATTTATAAATGAAGCGAGAATAGCATCTAATGTAGTAGCAGCAGCAGCAGGAATTGCAATATGTACTATCTGACGAACATCTTCTCCAGTAGTTGTTTTAAACGGTTTAGTGTTATAATATTGTAAAGTATAGATAGTCCAACCAACAGCACTTGAAATAGTAGGTTCGTTATACAGTTTAAGACCAGCAGGATCAGTGCCGTAAATACCTTCATCACCAATACACTGACGATATAAATCTTTAACATAAGCATCGTCTGCAACAGGAGGCATACCAATAAGTGTAGTAGTTACAGAAGTTCCGTACAAATCATCACCTGCAACAAGATTCCAATCAGTATAATTAGTAGCTGTAACAGTAATTACTGCGGATGTAACAGTTACATCAAATGCTTCATTCTTACCAAGAGATTTAAGTTGATCACCAAGACGTTTAGCAACAGTAGCAGCAGTATCCACTTCACGAGCTTTAGTTGTAGCACTCCACTTATTTCTTTCATTAAATACTACACCTTTCTTTGCCATAGTCAAAGTATAATCTTTACCTTCAGCAGGAGTAGGAATAGTAATATTTGCAGAAAATTTAGTACCAGCAGCATAAACTGTTTTAGTATAACTAAATCTACGAAGACTAACTTCACCTAAAGACTGCATATATTTGCCATCAGTAGAAAGTGCACCTTCTCCAATAAATAAAGTAAATCCAGGAATCTTCTCAGTAAGCGCAGCTGTAATAACAGCTCCTGTATCAAGTCTATAAAGAGCTATTTTACCAGCATCAATACCGGCAGCAGCAATAGCTGCGATTGTAGCAGGAGTAGTAGCTAAAGTTGCACTACCTGCAATAAGTAATCTTTTCATATTATTCTAATTTTTGAGTTTCAATAGCAACTTTTTCATAACTATTATTATCAGAAGCTGCGTTATATAAATTAACTGACCTCTTAATTATATCTTCAACTGCAAAGTCTGGAAGTTCACAACCAACATCAGGATTATTTATATCTAATTTAATAGGTTTCTTAATATAACTAATTAATACGTCTTCAGCAGAATTTGCATTTGTTCCAGTAATCACTTCTACATTATTACCGTTAATATAACATATTGGAGATTCTTTAGTAGGTTTTGAATGATAATCTTTGATTGTATTCATTACTTGTTCAATATCTAATAATCTACAATCACTAATACTATTATCAGAGAATTTAAGATTAATATTAAGAATGAACATCAAATTATCGGGAATAACTATATCATAACCTTCTCCAAAAAACTGTTGACCTTTATTAGTTACATGAACTATTGAATTAGTATAAAGAGGCTGTAATTCAGATAATCTAACAACGTTATCGGAAACACCATTAAGTTCTCTATTTCTTTTACGACTAAAGATATCACGAGCATATTCGGGAATAGTTATGTTAAACAATTCTACTATCTCTTCGTCGAGAATATAAAGTACTGTCTGCATTTCCATTTTCTGTGCCAACAGTCTAAACTTAATAAGCATTTCCGATAGTTTCATAATAATAGCTATTAATATTTTAATTTAGTTTCAAGTGTCTTTTTGAAATCAGCATTAGTAGGATTAAGAAAATAAGCAATTGCTTCTTTCATGTTTCCACCAATAAAATTACCTTCTGGTGTCATAATATTCTGATTTACATTAGAACGAATAAGTTCACCTTTAGAAATTGCTTCTTCAATAAGAGCTTGTAAATGAATATTTCTATTGTTAAATAACTTATTAAATTTATCGGGTTCTTGAGAAGCGAAAGTATCAAGTAATTGTTCTTTAATAGAATCTTCTTGATTAAGATTAGCAAGAATGTTAAGATTAAGAGAAGCACAATAACAAATAAATACATCTCTAAACTTATTCTTATCATCAAGAATTTCAAGATAATTACGTTTAGCTTGATTAGCTTGAATCTGACGTTTCTTAGCACGAGCTACTTCTTTATTTTCATCTTTAATATAGAAGCGAACTTTATTATCAAAGTGAACAACATTAATATCTTTTGCTACATCAGGATAAAGAAGACAATGACGATAGATTAAATAATCACTAACATTTATTGGAAGACCGTATAGATAACGAGTAGATTCTAATTCAGTAAGAGCTTCTACTCTTTTCTTAATTGCATCTTTCAAAGCTTTAGGATTAGATTTATCTGAATCATCATAAGCATTTTCAATAGCTTCTTCTTTTCTCTTATATTCAAGATAATCAGACTTTTTTAACCAGTTAAATCCACAGTCAAATGTGAATCCATTATAATCAACAAATACACTAATATTATTGAACCATTTACTAACACGAGTAGTAAAATCAGGATGAGTTGAAGAAATACCTAACAAAGCAGGCATATATTTATTAATTTCTCCTACACTTGCCATTAAACGTCTAACTGACATTATACTTGAACCGATACTATCATGTCTATCTGGAATATGAGTTACATTAACTTTACGATAAGTAGATGAAACATTCAAATCAGAAACAAGACCAATAGTAACTTTCTTCTTCTCTTCAAAAGGTTTATCAAGCCCATCTGTTTCAACATATTCTTGAGCAACAGTTTTTTCAGTGACTTCCTTTACGGGGGTAGAGGGTGTAGGTTTAATAGGATTAGTGCCAAGAGGCGTTCGAGTTCCTTCCATAACTATAATAAATTTAATAGATTAATAAATTACAATACACATTCAAGTTTAAACATCTTTTCTGCACGATCTACTTGCAAACCTTTAGACATCTTAACTTCATAAGAAGATTTATCAATATCAGTTGCAATAGAATTATTTTGTACAGCACCCCAAGAAGGAGGAACAGGAGTAAGACCTTTAAGAACTCCAATAAGATAAGACTGTCCTTTCATACGAGTCATACGAACATTACGTACACCATTATATACAGAGTTATCCATCATATACAAACAGTGAGATGTCATAGGAAGACCAGTACGAGGATGAATCATACCATTAGCTTTAGCATTTTCAGCAAGCGGAGATTTATCCAAGAAAGGAAGATGTTGAACAGTAACAGTGTGACCATCAATCATTTTATATTTACGGAAATACTTACCATAAGCAAGACTTCCACTTTCTTCACTAATCATCTTATCTCCAAGAGGAGTAATAAATCCTTCTGATTTAGCATCTTCACGAATAGCCATATCAAAATCTTCAATACCACCTTTACCAGCAAACAAGATAATTTCCATAGAACCGGTATCAGTATCTTTATCAACTACATCGCCGATAGTACGTTTAATCTTATTCAAAGAAAGATATTCACCGTAAGTATCATAGTTAGATTCACTAATAATTTCATCCATACCAGCAGTTTCAGGAATAGGATTACCATTATCTTCGTCTTTCATAATGATATTACCATTAATATCTCTATTATATTTTGCAATCCATAATTGCATTTCGTTCATAATACGCATTTGAATATCAAATTGACGCATCTCTTCGTTAATCCAACGAGTAGTAGTACCACCGCCAGAAGTTCTAAATTCGTAGTTTACAACTACATTACTAATATTACCTCCAATTTCTTTAGTATAACGATGGAAACCAAGTTGTGATTTCATACGTCCCGGAGACATAACATTAGCTTTATTACCTCTTGAATAACTTTCCGGAATAGTAGGAGCTGTCATACTCCAATATTTACCTTTAGCAAAATTATCAGGATCAACAAATGCAGAAGGGTCTGGATTCTTAATCTTAAGAATATATTTATGACCACCATGTTCACCAATTCCAAGATCTCTCATAACACGACATTGAGTAACACCGTCCGGAGCCATCAAACCGTATTGTTCAGTAATAAGACCTGTAGCAAATTCAACTTCAATTGGTTTACCGCCAATACCGGGAGTAGTATCGGATGTATTAAAGTAAACAACATAGTCGTTATACTTCATACGTCCCATTACTTTCCAAGTCCATTCAACAGTGTTAATATCACGAACACCAGCAGCACCTTGACCTTCAGTCAAAAAAGTAAGAGGAAAACGATCATCTTCTACACCATAAGTATAGGTAAGAAAGTTATTAATTTCCTCCGGTTTTTGAATCATAAGAGCAGCAAGTGAGGCTTCATTAGAATAACCTCTTGTATCATATACTCCTCTTTGTACTTCTCTTAATTTATACATAATAAATAAAATTTAGTTAAGATAATACTATATCATTATTATTAACTTTAGTATTACCATTATTAGAACTTTTTATTTTAATTGTCTTTTGTTGAGAGGTTTGAGAAGCTATGCGAATCTTATTAACTTTTTCTTTATTAATAGCCATACCAACAAGACTTGAATAATCGCCTCCAGTAAATCTCAAATAAGCATGAAGTAACTCGTCTTGCATCACTGCCTTTTTATCGAGTTTCATTTCGTCTAACATATATTGAGTGTTACCTTCTTTATCAACAGGACGAGAAATATAATTCTTAAAGTCAGCACTTGTAAGTACCATCTTCTTACCATCTCTCGTAACAGGAATAGAATCAGGTATTTTATAACCTGCAATTTCTTTATTAGCTAATACTTTATCAACTTCATCCCAATATTCAGCTTCAGCTTCTTGACGAGCTTTATCTTGAGCTTTAGCTTCTTCTGCTAATTCAGCTTGTTTAGTATCATTAATTTCTTTAAGAGTTTGATTAGATTCAACAGCTGTATCATAAAGAGTTCCAGCAGATTTAAGATAAGCAATATAAGAATCTACATTACCTTTCTTTCCTTGAGTTTGCCATTCTTCTTTAATAATAGCAATCTGTTGGTCTTCATTATCTTTATCTACAACAATGTTTCCTCTATCTTTAATTTCATTAAATCCATCAAGATTACCATTTATCTTAATATAATTAAGAGCTTGATTAATAGCAGGATAAGTATTAAATAAAGTATCCAAAGCAGCTTGAGCAACTTCTTGTTCTCTTGTTTCAAGAACACTATCAAGATATGCAGAAATTCCTTCAGGAGTATTTTCAAACTCAACAGGATTTCCATTTTCATCTTTTACTTCAAGTCCAAACTTACTTTGAATAGTTTGAATTAGAGTTTCCCCTTTATTTTCTTCTATTCCATTTTCATCAATTAATGCTTTAAGTTCAGCATTAGTTTTAAATATATTTCCTTTTTCATCTACTGCATTACCATCTTTATCTATAGTATAAGATGCTTCTCCAAGTTCAATAACAGTACCAGCAGCTAATTCTACTTTAGAATCAGTATCTTGATTCTCAGCAGGTTTATCATCAGGTTTATCATCTACAGGAGTATCAGAAGTAGGAGGATTTGTAATTGTTTTATCTGGTGCACTAAGATCAGTTTTATCACCAGCAACAGTACCAGTATCACCATTAAGATTTTCTATCTTATCGGTATTCAATTCAAGTTCTTCATTCATAACATTAAGTTTTTAATTAGATGCTTTGATAGCACAAATATAGATAATAGGAATTTAAACTCCAACTTTATTTTTATTTTCTAAGCTAATTTTAATAGCAAAACCATCAATAAGTTAAACATCTTTTGGCTAATTAGATTAAGTCTACTAATACTATCGAATGTAAATAATTATTAAAGACGTATTCTAAGGCTCGCTACGAGACTTTTATTTAAAGTAATACATTTCTCCATCTTAGTATAGTAAATCGAATAGAAGCGAAAAGAAGTAGTTCTATACTTGAGTTATAGGTAAAAATAAAGCCCGCCACCGGAGTAGCAGGCTTACGTCTCATAGAGATTCAGTACGAATTAAACCAGAATTATTATTATGAACAACATGAGTATCTTATTTATCGTATTTATTTTTATTAGTTTTAGCTATACGTTCTTTAGTTGCATCAGAACGATCTTTTTGTGCTCTATCGAGAGCTGAATTAATAAAATTAAGTCTATCTCTTTCTCTCTCAGCAGCAATCTTAGTTCTATCAATTTCAGCTTTGTCATCTTCCCCCGTAGAGGAGTTAGCTTTTCCGTTATTCGCTAAATCAGTTGCAATATCATAACCTTTCATTTGCATCTCATAACTTAATCTAAGTTCTTCAGTTAATCTATCTTGTTCACCTTTAGCTGCAATTTCTTCAAGAGTATTTTGATGTTTAACTTGTTCAAGTTGTTCATCTAATTGTCGAAGACTTTCTTCATTACGTTGTCTAATTTCTTTAAATTGATTAATCTTAGTTTCAATTGCTGTAGGGTTTCCTCCCATAATCGCAGCAAGTGCCATATCAATATCTCCATTTTGAGCTGCACTAAATGCCCATTGTTGCAATTGCCTATACTGTTCAGAAATCTTCTGACTATTCTTAGCTTTAACTACATACTTGGCAAAAGAATGAGAATTAACATCGAGAGATAAATAACGACGTCGATTATCTCCTTTACTAAAATAAGAAGTATCTAATCCGTCAATCCAAGCAAATTTAGACATATCTAAATCCGCAGCATAATCAGCTTCTCTAAATTTATTAAACATATAAACAAGAATAACGCTACCCATAGAGCCTCGCATAATAGCTTCATCGGTAGTTCCTTTACCAGCATTACCAGAAATTTCGCCATATCTCTGAGGATTCATATCTACCATCTCTCTTGCTGTAAACTTAATATCATCTATAAGTTGAGTAACTTCTTGAATATATCCGTTTATATTAGCATTAAGCATTCTTACTTGTTGAGCTTTAAGACTATTAGTATCTTCTGAATCATCATACATAAGAATACCTTCAGCTGCCATTCTATAAATAGTATCTTCAGGATTACTACCAAGAAGAGATTTTCCCATCATAAGAATAAACATCTTATTCTTTGCAATCATTAATTCTCTATGATAAGAAAATATATTAATAAGTACTTGGAAAGGAGTAAGAACTTCTACAATACTAAATCTTCCCATTTGAGGAATAATTTCTTGTAATCCACAATAAGGAAGTTTAGGTCTATCACTATCTCTTTGATAGAATATAGGACGAGCATCAATAGGATATATCCCATATTTATTATCTCCTATTCTATAAGATTCATATATTTGTTCTTGATATTTCCATTCAATAGATATGTCTCCATTATCTGTATTAAATTGATAATCTTCATCTACTGTTCGTTCAGATATAAACCCTGCCTCATTAATATAAGATAGAATACCAACTCTTGCATAACCTCTCCAAACAGCATGCCATAATTCAATTAGATTACCATTAACAGATTGAATATTAACAGGATTAGTACTAAATAATCTTCTATCTTCTTCTTTCATACCCTTACATTTATCAGGAAAATAATAAGAATATTTATCAAGAGTAAGATATTTAGCATCATTATTTGCAGTAGAAGGATTATAATAAGTTTTAATAAACTCTAAGTCTTTTTCTTCTATTTCATCTTCAAACATAGCAAGAACTTGAGCATAACTAACATACATCTTACGAGCACACATATCATAATCTTCTACTTTCTGTTGTCCATTTGGAACAGGATACATTTCAGTAGTAGGAACAATTTCTTTAATTAGTTGTTTACCTTTAGCGCTATGATAACTATAACATTCTCCAGTAACAACCCAATCAAAATAAGCTTTAGGAATAATAGTCTCATTATCAACTACATCATCTATAACTTCAAGAAGATGTTGGGCTTGAAGAGTTATATCATCAATATAATTCTGAACAAAATCTTTTTCAAATTGCTCAGCATCTTGCATAAGTTGGGTAGGATCTATAGGTTGAGCTTGTTGACCTTGAGCTTCAAGTTCAGCATTTTGTTTCTCTTGTTCTTGAATCCTTCTTTGAAGTTCTTGTTGATAAGCAAGAATAGCCTTTTGAAGAATATCTTGTTTAATAGCATTATCTCTTTCTAATACTATTTCAGGATTATTAGCACCTACAATAAATTCATGAACTTCTCGAACATACTCAGAAACATATCTACGAACAATATCATTAATAATATCAAGATTACGCATCGTAGATGGAAAATAAGTATATTTCTTTTCACTTGCATTATAAGGATTAAGAGTCTTACTATAATACTCATTAGGAATATTCCCATGAAGTATTTCAAGAAGTTGCTCAGTTTTAGTTCTATCATTACACTGTATTCCAGCAGCAATAACAAAATCACAACAACGCATAGCCCAAGTCTTATCTTTTTCAGAACTTGGAATACGCTGTACGGGAAAATCATTGGCACGAAAAGTAAAAGCAGTATCCATATTATTTCTATTTTAATTTATAAGTTTATATCTTTATTGATACCATGGACGGTCCCAAAAATTATTAATAGCAGTATCCACTTTTTGTCTATGTTTAAGCTTATCATTAGCAAACTTATTATTAGCTGCCCATTCAATACCACGAATAAGAAGTTCAGATACACGGTCAAAGTTACCAGTATCGTTAAATTTCTTAAGTTCAAGTATTGTTTGATAATCTTGAATACAATGAAGATATAACATATCTTTACCTTCTTCATCTTTACCGACTACAGAACTAAGCATTTCAACAGTCATACGCATAGCATCTAATTTAGTTTCACCACTAATAGTATAACCGTAACTTGCTTCCATCTTTTCTTTAATATTCTTATCCCATAGATGAACAGGATGTTTAGCTAAATACTTTAACTTCTTCCATTGTTTAAAATGAGTAACAGTCTCGCCTCGATTAACTTCGACACAAGTAGTACCAATACAATTATAATACATTGCCATCATCAAACATATTTGATCAGCTTCTTCAAGACTTTCAGGACGACCATAATAAGTACAAACAAGTTTAGGTTTAAATCCATTATATATACAAGGGTTCATCCAAACTTTAATACTATTGTGAGAATGTTTAAGAGTAATTCCTTCTTTCTTTTTATCTACACCAACAGGGTCATAGCTAATAGAATAAACTCCAGGAGGACAACCTTTACAAGGTTGATTATCTTTATTAACATAAGTAACATTTATAGGATGATGCCAAAGTCTTACACAACCATGAGGATGTTCATTTCCATGTCGAGGAACATTCTTAATAAAATCATAATAATCTACATTATATTTACCTCCAGTTGCAGCAATTCTTTCATTACTAACAAAAGAAACTTTATCATCTACTTTAATAAATTTGCCATCAGTATAATACTTAAATTCATTTCCAAGTTTAAGTCTATTTTCCCAAGCATCTAAAGCATCACCAAGTTCAGCAGAGAATATATTTTCACTAACTGAACTAAATGATTCAGATGGCATATTTGCATATTGTCCACAATAACTTATATATTTAGAAAAACTTTTGTTATTAGCTTTAAATTCAGCACGTTCTTTTTCTGCAATTTCAAAACCTAAAGCAATATCAGAATTACCATCTTCATCTACAGCTGTTTGAACATCTATATTATCTCCTTCTACTTTATAACCTTCAAGTCCCCAACAGAATGGTTTAAAATAACCACAAACTTCATTGCGACTATCTTTATCCCAAACATTTTCAAATGGCATAAATCCATAACTTTTAGGATCATAAAAGTTAGTTTCAAATACAACCCATCCGGCATTAGCTTTACCAGCAGTACCCCAAGCATTAAGAAAACCAGTAGTTACAGAACCAGTACGAAGAGTAGCCATAGTAACGTCCATGAACTCATCGAAGTTATTAAATTCCGACATCTCTTCACATTTAATTTGCTCAGCATCTTTACCTACAGCAGCTGAAGGATTATTGAAAGTAGACACAGAAATACAAGCACTATTCCAGCTATTAACGTCGACAACGCCGCGAGTATCTTTATATCCAAGTATAAAATCACTTGTTTCAATTTTAGCAATACCTCTTTTAAAAGGAGTTTCAGATTCATAGAATATCATTTGTTTTTTCATGAAGTCCGAAAGACCTCCTGATTGAGTAAGAAATTTATTATCAGCAGCAGCATGAATTACAATACGTCCAGGAGTAAGATTAATAGAATTAGCAGAGTCAATAGCTTCCATATAACTAAAACCTCCACGACGAGTTTTATCATTAATAAGAAAATAACCATTATCTCTGCAAAATTGTTTAATCCAAAAATACCATAATTGACAATCTAATACTCGTGGAAAACCAAGTTTCTTACGACCAACTACTTTACCATTTTCAACACGTACAGTATCAGTATCAAGTTTAAGTATTCGACCATAATTAAGAAAGTTATAATGTTCTCCAGTTATATATAGATCAGATACTTCTCCAGTTTCAGTATTTAACCAACAAGGAGCTTTATATCCTACCATTCGTCTTATAGTTTCTTGTTTACGAAAACTTTCAAAAGGAATACTATCTTCTTCAAAAAGAGTATATCTTTTATTAGTTTCATATTCAATAGCAGCAGGACGAAGTAAATCTGTATTAATTAACTTATACTTAGAGTCTATATTTAATAAAAAACCGCCACTCTCTCCAATAAGAAAATGATCGAATGGATCATTATATCCACATTCACTTGCTTTTTTATAATGACTTTTATCTTCATAAATATATTGATAGAATGGGTATTCTTTTACATCCATAATTTACATCAGTATTAAAGCAATTAATGCCAGCACACTTGTGCCAGCAAATATATTTCTTTGTCTCTTATACTTTCTACTATTATCTATTTGTTCATTCAATTGATTATTTAGATTTACAATAGTAGCATTTCTTTCTCGAAGATTAATATCAAGAATATCAATTTGAGTCTTTTGCATTTCAACAATCTTTTGAAAACTTTCAACTAACTGTCTATCTTGTTCAGCCTCTATAAGTTTAATATTAGCTTTTCTAATAGTAGATAATGCAATAAGAACGCTATCGCTATCTTGATGAATTCTTCCCCCGTAAAGGAGTATAGAATCTCTAACTCCCGCCTTCAACAAGTTTGATGAAGAGCTTAACAGCACTATCATTACTAATACTGTCAATATATTGAAGTTTCTTATCTTTTTCATATCTAATAGTTTCTATATATTTAATCTCTTTCTTAATACTATCTTCAAGTCTAATATATTTTATACTATCAATAAAAACAGTATCAATTTGAGATTTGATTACTTCTCGCTCTTTTACGGGGGAAAAGAAAATTATCAGAAGTAATATTCCTATTATTACTATCTCTATCCAATTGTATTTATTCATATAATATTAAATCTTCTTCTTCAATTAAAGTATAAGTAAAACTATTACCATATAGTTTACTTGATATTTCGCATAGTTCAATAAGTTCATCAAAGTTTCTACGAGTACTTATTACTTGACATCCAGCACTCCATTTATCTACTTGCTTACTTTCTTCTCCTGCTTTATGAATATTAATACCAAACATTCCAGTTTCAGGATTAACGTAATCAAGTTTATTATCTTTATTATTATCTCGATAAACAGTAACTGGTTTAGATTGAACTAATGCTTTATATTTGCCTTGATGCAGACCGAGTTTAAAACTACTTCGATATTGATTAGGTTTTAGAATAGCACATCCTTTAGAAGAAAGAAGTTTTTCTTTAAGATAATAAATACCTGGATCAGTAGTACAAGGATATACTTTAGATTGCCATTTATCATTTACTTTATATTCAACAACAAAAGCATCATTAAAAGTATTTTTAATTCCGAATCTATCAGCTTTAGATCGAATACCAATAAGATTAAGATTATAATCTCCTTTCGTAAAATAAGTATATCCTTTCTTTCTAAGAGTAGTATCGAAATCAGTAATTATACATTTTTCGATAATATCTTTATTAGTAGCAAATATAAGTTTATCTTTATTATATTGCTGATATTTAGTATTTATATAATTATCTTTATCCATAATATCTTAATTAAAATAAAACAGCCTGAGTTTTAACTTGACCTTCAATAGCAATCTTTCTATCACGAAGAATAGCTTTTATTTCATTCTCCATCATTTGAATCTTATACCAATTAGCTTTTTCATCTTTACTTGTATCAATATGATAACCATCACTAAATCTTTGAGGACGTCCATATTTATTAAGAATAAACGGAACTCCAATATGACACAAGATTAATCCAGCACAAGGAAGACCAGTAATAAGATGAACCATCATAGCATAAAGATTTAATTGAAGACTATAAACAGAACCATTACAATTATATAAATTATTAATAGGAGGAAGAAGCCTTTCATCTTTATCTATCCATTCATCAGTTTCTTGTACTGGCTTAACAGTTTTATCTTTTCTATAATATCCACTTCTAAATTCAATACCTTTTCGATTAGTTTTCCAATCTCCAATAACGAATCTATCTTCTCTAAGGAACAATATATCTATAGTCCCACTAAGTAGATAATCAGGAAGAAATGCCCCTATCTCTGAATAAATCTTATATCCTTTACTAATATAAAATTCAAATACTTCATATATTTCGGGATATTTATTTTCAGTATGTTCTTTAAATGCTTTAAGATCTAAAGGTTTAACTATATCGTTAATATCTCCTAAATCAGCAACAGTAGTCATAACATTAGATTCAGTTCTATTAAGATATTGTACAGCATTAAAGAATCGACTATTCTGTCTAATACCATCTTCAAAACCATTATGATAAGTATTACCCATATCACAGGCTTTCTTAGTTATATCAGCCCATTGTTCTAAAATAATTTTCTTAGATGTATTTCCTTCTTTAGCTTTTCTTTCAGCCCAATAATTACTATCAAAATGAGGTACGTAATTATGTAATATCGTAGTAGCCGAGACATAATTATTATTAAAGTTATCAGTATATTTATGAGTAGGTTCATCAAAATATAACCGATAGTTACTATATTTAGGATTAATATTTATCATTTAGTTAATTCGTAATTTTGAGGATTAACAGTTTTAGAATTAGTAAGTCCAAGTTTCTTTCTTTCAGCTTCAGCTTGTTGCATAATATCTTTTGCATTAGAAGCATCCATAGAATTAGTAACTTTAACTTTTCCACGAGCATACTTAGTTTGCTTTTCAAGAAGAAGATTTTGCTTAGCATCTTCTACAGTTTTAATCTGATTAGGAAGAATATTAATTATCTTACTTAGTTCAGTAACAGTAGAAATAACAGCAGCTGCTTCATCAGTAAGGCCTGAAAGCATCTTCTCAGCTAAGATATTATTAAGAATATTACAAGCAAGAGTAGAATTATGAAGAGCACGAAGAGCAGCTTCAAGAGCTTCACCGGCAACTCCCATTTTACATTCTCTATATCTTTTAGCTAAACGAAGTATAAGATCATCAGGTTCCCATCCAGCATCTAAATCATAATTAGATTTAGCAAGTTTAATAGCTTCAACTCTACTATATCCCATTTGATTAGCAGGAGATTTAGGATCACCAAGATAATAAACAACTCCAGCTTCTTTAATATATTGAAGTTTAAGAGTTCCATCTATATCTCCAGGAGAACCTTTATCTCTTTGATATAAAAGAGCAACATCTTTATCTTGAATTTGATAAATATTAGGAGCATAAGCATAACCTCTTTCATCATAACTTATCAAATCAGTTAAATCTATATCAGCAATTTTAATCATTTGGAATATAATTAACAGGTTTTAGAAATGCAAGAAAATAAAAATAAGTTCTTATATGTTTATCAGAATTATTTGTTCTAAACATTCGAGCTGCACGTTTACTATTTAATCGAATCATTTTATCAGTAACAATTCTCTTACTTCTCATTCCTTTTCGTAAAGCAAAACGAGAACGAATAAAATCAGACTTAAATTTCTGATATTGTTCTTTAGTAAGTTCTCTTTGTTTAGATTGCATTAATTCTCGATGTTCAATAATATCTAACTTATTTTCATTTGGAACTATTGAACCAATATAAGGAATACTAACTCGACGAAGAGATTCTGCACGACTACGAATTTGTTTCTCAACATTTTCAATTACATCATTAATAATCTCTCCATCGAGAATATTTTCTTGTATTGTATTAATAATATCTTCTCTTGTAACTATTAACTCTGGATGATCTTTAGCGTTAAAACGAGAAAGAGTAGACATTAGTTAATATTTGAAGTAATAGGAGTAATGAAATTAGTAATACCAGTATCTTTAAGACTTACTGCATCATTATGTCCTTGAATTTCATTTTCATATATAATCTTAAATCCTACAATAACAGCAGTTTCAGCAGTAGTAGTAATTAAAGAAGTTTCTTGCTGTTCTCTTCCCCCGTAAAGGAGTGAGGTATCTCGCAACACGCTCTGTACATTACCAGCCGCAACATTCCTAAAAATATCACCTTTCATAATACTCATTCTAAGAGTACTATCTCTTTCAATGAAATTAGCAATATTATAAACAGATAATTGATTAAGAGCATTATTACAATCTATACCTTGAAATACAACAGAAGGAGCAATATAGATTTTACGATTGAGAGGAGCAAGATAGTCTTCATTTCCTTTTACGGGGGAATCAGATCTTTTAACTACAAAGAATACAGTACTACCTGCATTATTATTCTTTGTATCAAGTAAATCTCTAAGTTTAGCTTTAGTAACTACAGCTACAATACAACGATAAGGAGCAACATGTATATCCTTAACACAATTAGTTAGATACTTAAAACTTACTTCATCTAATGTTTGAGGAAGATTAAATACACTCTTAAGAGTTTCATTTTTTAATAACAACATAATTATAACTATTAAATGATTACTTTCCTGGAATAGCAGGAATATTATTTCTATCTCCAATAGTTTTAAGTTTAGACTTAGTATCTTTATTCATAACTTCAATCGTATTTAAAACTATCTCGAATATGCTACGACAAACATATGTATTATATTTATAAGTACCAATACTTAACCCATAAAATTACTGTTAAAATGTGTTAATAAGATAACTACTTGGTTATCAATGAATTATATCTATTATATATAATATATAATGGGTACTGATTATCAATGAGTTACGCTATATTTTAACAGTTATATACTGGTTAAAATATGTAAAAGTATCGTGACGAGCACAGATTTTCAAATAAATTCCGTAATTTCGGAGTATTGAAGTTTAATATAAATCAAATTAATATGAATAGAAGAAATACTAATTCAATTGTTATAGCTACTCCTTTTGAAGTTAATTTAATAAAACTAACTAAAAGTAAAGAAGTAGATTCTGAAGGAAATAATTATATCATAGAAAGATATAGTAATGGAGAATATATTATTATGTATGATAAATTAGATATTTTAGAAGATGAATTTACATTCCCATGTTATAAACTTCTTAAATATTTAAAACGAAGATTAATATTCGGAAGTAATCTTGTAACTTTTGATAAAGAAGAATTTATTAGTAGATATAAACTTGCTGAAAGTACTTTTTATGATGCTATAAAAATATTTATTAGATTAGGAATACTTTCTAAATATCGAAAGAATCATTATATTATTAATCATAATATAATATTTAAAGGTAATATTGTAGAATTTATTAAAACTGTAAATACAATAAATAATAATCAACCTAAATTAATAGAAGAATAATATGGATAGATTAAGAGTTTATAAAGTAATAACTATAAATAATAATAATATATTAGCAGTTACATTAAATACTGAATTACAGAGTCCAGTATATAATAAAGATTTAAAAATAGAAGAAGAAGTTGCCGTTAGTATTCTTATATATGATAATGGAAATAATATTTCAGAAGAAGATTTATTCTTTACTGACGGTTGCCTTACTGCATATCTTTCTATTAAAGATATAAAGAAAAAAGAAACAATTAGAGATATAGATAAACAAATAGTTAAAACTAATTTAGATATTATTGGAGGAGGAATGGGATTATCTCAAAAAGTTATTGATCTTGAAGAAAATAATACTTATATAATGATAGTTCTTAGTTATATACATAGATATAAAAAAGATAATATTATAGATATTACACCTGAAAGTCTTAAATCTTTTAATACTAAAATTAGAAGTAATACACAAAATTATAAAGACGCTATAGATTCTTTAGTTAAAAATAATATTCTTATTCCATTAAGAATTAAAAATAGATATAAAATAAATACAGATGAGATTGTGTTTTAAAAAGATAAAGATAAAATAAGAATTAAATATTGAGTTAGAAGGATATACTAAAAATAGTGTATATAAATGCTGGACGGAGGGTCTATACTATGACTCCCCGTCCTATTCGTGGGAGTCGAACTCCCCCGTAGTTAAAGAATTAGAATTAAAATTAGAATTAGAATTAGAATTAATAAAAGAGATTTTATAGAATATGAACTTAGAGATAAAGTTAGAAAAAGAGGTAGAATTAAAATTAAAGAAGGAGATAAAAATAAAATAAGAATTATAATAAAAATAAGAATAAGAGATAAGATTGAATATAGAAAGACCGAAAGAATAATATAGAAAATAGGATTTAAAGTACTGAATAAGATAGAGATAGAATTAGAATTAAGAAAGAGGTAAAAGTAAAGAATGTATAGGTAGAATATTATATTTGT